TGCCCAAGACCGGGTGCGTCATGGCGACGCGCGGCGTGTCGTCCGGCATACGCGGCCTTAAGTTCCACACCCGGCGCCCGGACCTGGTATTGCTGGACGACCTCCAGACGTCGGAGGACGCGGAAAGCCCGCAGCAGGTCGAGAAGCTTTTGAACGTCATACGCAAGGACGTGTTCAACCTGTCCGGCAAGGGCAAGCTCGCGATACTCCAGACGGCGACGCCTATATGCCCGGACGACCTCGCGGAGCGGATAGCCCAGGACCCGACGTGGAAGACGACGACGTGGCCCTCCGTCATAAGCTGGCCGAAGGACGTGGAGGAGAACGGAGACAGGGGGCTGTGGGGGAAATACTTCAGGCTGTACGACGCCGAGAACGCCGACGACAGGCCGCACGACGGAAGCCTGAAGTTCTACGAGGAGAACAGGGCCGCGATGGACGAAGGCTCGGAGGTGTTCAACCCGAACAGGTTCCTCCGCTCGGACGGGCACGTCTCCGCGATACAGGCGCTCCTCGAGAAGCGGCACGCGATAGGAGACGCCGCCTTCAGCGCCGAGATGCAGATGAAGCCGAAGCGCTATTCGTTCCAGATAAACGTGACGCCCAGGACTGTATGCTCCAGGGCGAACGGCGTCAAGAAGCTCCAGGTCCCCGACGGGTACGTGTTCGTCGCGGCGGCGACCGACCTGAACGTCTCGTACGCGGCGTCCACGACGATTACGGCCTTCAAGCCCGACATGACGGCGCACGTCCTCTGGCACGAGACGACGCCGTCCAGGATAGACGGGAAGCTGAACGACGCGGAGTACGGGCGCGAGGTCGTCGCGCTGCTCGCGAAGGTGGCGTCGAAAATCAAGGGCCTCGGCGTGAAGCTCGACGGATGGGCGATAGACGCCGGCGGCCGGAACTGGGACGCGGTGTGCTCGTTCGCGCGCTCGCCCTCCGCGAGGGGCCTCCCGGCGTGCGCCTTCGCGGGCCGCTCCGCCAACGTCTTCAACCCGCTGGTGCGCTCCCGCCTCCGCGACGCCCAGGGGCGCACGGTGCTGTGCGGCGACGCGGCCGAGCACGTCAAGGCCGGCGCCGGCCAGAAATACGTCTTCTTCGACGCGGACTTCTACAAGGAGGCTTTCCAGCGCGCGGTGCTGTCCGAGCCGGGGGCGCCGGGCGCGTGCTCGCTCTACGACGGCGACGCGTCCGAGCATTCCGAGTTCGCGATACAGGCCTGCAACGAGAAGCTGGTCTACGTCAAGCACATGCCTGACGGGCGGAACCGGTACGAGTGGAAGAGCGCCGAGCCGCACGACTTCCTCGACTGCATGAGCATGTGCTACGCGGTCGCGGCGTCCAAGGGCATAACCGGCGCCTCCGCGGTCCGGCGTCTGGCCGGCCCAGTCCGCGGTTTCCGCCGCCGGCCGCGTGTTCGCGTGGTGTAAAGGCTGTAAGTAAATCCAGAAAGATGAACACGATTTAGAAACGCAAGACGCTCCAGCGCATTTCCGAGGTGGAGTCAGACATAGCCGAGCTGAAGAGGTGCCGCGCCGAGATAGCCAAGAACGGCTACGCGAGCGCGACCATGAGCTCCGGCGGCGGCTCGCGCAGCTACACGCGCCTCGACGTGTCGAAAATCACGGAGGCCATTTCGTCGCTCACAAGCGAGCTGAAGAAGCTGAAGGCGCTGCTGAAGTCCAACCTCGGCGGCCAGTCGATTTGGCACGACGTCCTTGTCGTTTACGACCTGTAAAGAGGCTTGAGATGTTCGGATTATTCGGAAGGAAAAAGAAGGCGCCAGAATGGAAGGACCTCACCGACGCGCAGAGGCGCGCGGTGGCGGGCAGGATAGCGCGCGGCGTGAAGGCGCAGTGGTTCGGCCCGCGCTACAAGCTCGTCGAGGGCACGGACGTGTTCCAGCGCGAGCGCGGCATGACGGAGTTCCGCGACGAGGACCAGATACTGGACGCCTCGGCCCGCGGGCGGATGCTCGACATGGCGCGGAACGCGACGCGCAACAGCTCGACGTTCAACGGCCTCCTGAAGCAGTTCGACCTCAACGCCGTGGGAACCAAGGGCGGCAAGGCGATTTTCGACTTCGAGGGCTCGGACGGAATCAAGGCGGAGTTCGCCAAGTGGACCAGGGACGCCGACTTCTTCGACGGCCTTTCGTTCAACACGCTCCTGAAGCTCATCCTTAAGACGTACATCCTCGGCGGCGACATGGTTCTCATGTTCGACGACGGACTCCTGGAAGACAGCGGAAAGCTGGTGGTTTATGAACCTGACGAGATTGCGAATACTACTCCTGAAGCCCTTGCAAGCCATTATGGCAAGTCCGCTAGCCAGTCTCTGGGACGCGTCTACAATAGCAATGGTCGTTTCATCGGCGCTATCGTAAGCCGCAGCCAGCGCGGCCAGCAGCAGTTCGACCCCAAGCAGTGCTACTTCCTGAGGCGCGACCCGGACGTCTCCCAGTTCGACAATTTCTGGATGATGCCGCGCAACGTGTTCCGCGTGGGGCAGGGCAGGGGCGTGACCCCGCTCGCCGCGTCGCTCGCGACCATCCTTGACCTCGAGGACCTCTGTGGGTACGAGCTCGCGGCCGCCAAGAAGAACAGCCAGACGCTTGCGCAGGTTCTCCAGGACGCGTCCGCGACGAACGAAGAAGTGGAAGTGCCGTCGCCGTTCGACGAAGGCACGGACTTCGAGAACATGACCGACGAGGAAATCGAGGCCGCCGCGAAGGAGGCGGCCGGCGAGCAGGTTCAGACCATGTCGCTCGAGCGCGTGAACGCGGCCGGGTGCATCTACCAGGTGATGCCTGAAAACTACAAGATGGAGCTCCTGGACACGAAGCACCCCAACCAGAACATGCCGGAGTTCATAAACTGGCTTGCGACCAAGGCGGCGGCGCCGTTCGGCCTGTCGCAGCAGTTCGCGACGTTCATGCCGACGGCGGGCGACTTCCGCGCCAACCAGCTGTTCTCGCAGCGCGCGTTCGAGGAGGCGCAGAAGTTCCTGGAGCAGATTTGCGACTGGACGCTTTACCGTTGGGCGCTGTGGGCCAACAGGCGCGGGCTGATAACCAATGCCCCGGACGAGTTCATCGACCGCGTCGACTGGTCCTGGCCGCGCATGGAGGAGGTGGACGAGCTCCAGCACCAGAACGCCGTCGCGCTGAAGCTCCAGAACCTGACGGGCTCGATACGCGACGAGCTCGGCCCCGACTGGCGAGAGAAGATGCAGCAGATAAACGAGGAAATCGCCTGGTGCCGCGCGAACAACCTCCCGCACCCGGCCTACGCGATGATATCCGGCGGCGAGAGGACTGGCGCGGACGCCGGCGCGGAAGAGACTTAAGGAGACGACAGCAAAATGAAAGTCTATAATCTAAACATCGACACGAGCAAGCCTGTGAATCAGGTTATGCAGATGCAGCAGAATTCAACTGGCCTGTTGAAGTTGAACGTGACGAATGACGGAAAGAGCATTCGCGACCTTTCTTGTATGGTGTATGATGGAGAAACGGAAGTTCCATCTACTGACAACGGCTTCAAGATTGACATGGGCAAGAACGACAAGGTCGTGAAGATTGAAGCGAAGTCAGAGCCTATCATGTGCCAGATGGGGTATTTTGTTAGTACAGGAAGCGGTTCTGGCATGAAAACCTATGCCTTGCCAGTGTGTCAATTATCACAAGGTGTGTATTCTCAAGATGAATTCAAGGCAGTCGCAGCAGAAGTTGCAAAAAAACTTGCCAGCGGGAGTGTTGTATGTTTTCCAACCACTTCAACCGTAGCTAACATAAACATATCAGAATTCAGGGTAAGTTCTACTGGTGAATATGTTTTCTGGCGTAATGAACTGATACCAGAAAATGAGCCTATTGTTGTTACGGGAGACGTAGAAATTGTTCGCAATACTCAGGCAAAGCGCAATGCGGTAACTGGTACATACGATTACCCAGCATTTGGCGAATACACTGACTACCAGCTTGACACGACGATAAGACCTTCTGCCAACGCGCCTTATGACGGCGAATATGAAGAGCCGCTTACAGAGATTGAAGTTGACGGCGTGAAGTTCGTTCCAACGACTTTGACGATTGACGGCGTTGAATATAAGGTTCTCGCTGAAGAGCAGCCAACTCCTGACCCGGAACCCGAGCCTGAACCCGACCCCGAGCCCGACCCCGAGCCCACGCCCGGCGAGTGAAGACCGTAAGTAAAGACGATGAAGAAATTCCTCATAGCTGGCTCGATAGTCGACACGGACGCTGACAGGGAGACGTTCGAGGACGTCACGCCCGTCTAGGTCAACGCGTTCCTGAAGACGCTCGAGCCCGACGAGCCCCTGGAGCTCGAAATAACGTCCTACGGCGGGTCCGTGACGGCGGGCCTTGCTATCTGCAACCTGCTGAAGCAGGCGAGCGCGGAGGGCCACCAGACGGCCTCCCGCGTCATCGGAATCGCGGCAAGCATGGCGAGCGCGATAGCTTGCGGGTGCGACGAGATGAAGATAGACGCGAACGCGTTCCTGATGGTGCACAACCCCTGGACGATGGCGCTGGGCAACGCGCTGGACCTCCGCAAGGAGGCCGAAGTCCTCGACCAGTACAGGGACGCGCTGCTCGCGATATACCGGACGAAGTTCGAGACGTCCGACGAGGTCATCAAGAAAATGCTCGACGACGAGACCTGGATTATAGGAAGCCAGGCCGGCGCGTTCGGGCTTAAGGCCGAAGTGGTGCCGACCGCCGAGCCGCTGCGCGCGGCCGCGTTCGCGAAGGCCATGCCGAAGTTCATGAAGACGCCGAAGGCGCTTAAGGAAATAATCATGGAAAAAGAAGAAGAGATGAAGCAAGCCGACGCGGCCCAGCCCGTCGAGACGAAGGCCGAAGAGACGCCGGCGGAGCCCGTCGCTGAAGGGCCTAAGGATGAACCCGTCGCGGAGGAGCCGAAGGCCGAAGAGC